GGTGCTTAACTACCTCAACATACAGTTACGCAAGATCAGACGCAAGCACTTTCAAAAGTATTTGGAAGGATATGCCAGAGCGTTAACAAGTCGTGATGCAGAAAAGTATGTAGATGGCGAAGATGAAGTTATCGACTTTGAAACTATTATTAACGAAGTAGCATTGCTACGCAACAGATGGCTAGGCATTATGAAAGGCTTGGATACTAAACAGTGGCAAATGGGACACGTTGTTCGTTTGCGTACAGCAGGTATGGAAGATATTAGGATCGATTAGGATGTATAAACAACAAAGTAAAAAAATGAAGGCTTATGCACAGGGAGATTTTACTAAAACTCCTGAGACTGCACTAACAAAATATTTTCCATACTATCTAGAAAAGATGTGGAAAGAATCAGGTCAGTTTAAATATAGGTCTAGACAAGATTTTTTAAACAACTTAAAAAATCAAAAATTTCCTAGTGGGCTTACCACCAATAATTATGATCCTAATTATAAGTTTTGGTTTGGCAAGCATAAAGGTTCGAACGTAACAAGTATTGATAAAAAGTATCTAACCTGGGCCGCTTTAACCTATTGGGATGAACATCCTAGGCTGCGAGAGCATTGTCTTTATGCATTAGATGGATATTTAGAATTATAAGGCAGAATGTTAATGACAATGACACTGGGTGAACAAACGCTGGAGTATCTCAATCAGTTTGATGATTTTAAGCGCAGCATTAAACACATGGCTGATCTGGGATGTGGCAACGGCGCTCATTTAGAATATTGGGCAAACATGCGTGATATTAACGAAGATGGTGAACCAGGCAGATATTTGGATATTGCGTGTCACGGTATTGATTTAAACTGTGAACATATCAAACCACAACGACACAACATTGACTATAAGAACCATGACCTTAACACCGATACTCCTATGCTAAGTGTACCAGTAGATGTTGTTTGGTGCCATGATGTTATGCAGTATATCTATAGTCCACTAGAGTTTTTAGGGCGTGTTAATCGTGCAATGACCATGGGCGGCATGCTTTACTTAAATGTACCAAGCACTGTAAATGTGTTACAGCATAGATTTCAACACTATACACCTCCCGGTCATTACAATACATTTACTGTAACACAAATACTTTATCTACTAGGACTAAACGGCTTTGACATTAAAGACTACTATTTGCAAAAACGCAAGTTTGAGGACATTATTCAAGTAGTAGTATACAAGGAAAGAGATCCGCTGCCTTATACTACAACTTGGTACAGTATGGCAGAACAAGGCATTGTAAGTGCAAGCATGGAAGAAGTAATCATGCGAAACGGAGTGCTAGAGGATCAAGGACTGATTACTACCTGGTTAGATGGCACAGTGCAAGATTATAGATGGCACACTAGTTAAGTCACAAAAAAAGCAGCGTTTCCGCTGCTTTTTTATTATTCTAAATTTAAATTAGAATTTTACTGCAAGACCAATTGCTGTAGTCTTTTCACTAGCAGTCTTGTCATCTGTTGTATTTTCAGCAAATGCAACTAGACCTGGTGCTACAGTATACTGTGCGCCAAATGTAATCTCATCACTTGAAACTGTACCAGCTGATTCAGTTTTCATTGTTTCAACGCCAACCATAAGTGCACCAATTGAATATGTTGCGCCCATTGTAGTTGTGTCTGTGTCGACCTTAGCTGCAGTTGTAGCTGTGTACTTTTCTGCTGCAAGACCAATAGGACCAACATTAGCAGTTACGTTCATGATAGTTGCTTCTGAATCATCAGCATCGATCATCTTACCTGCACCAACAGTTGCAATCTCACCAATAGCATATGTACCACTGTAAGCATAGCCTTCGCCTGCTGTTGTGCCATAGTCACTACCAGTTGCATTACTGATGTTAAGTGTTAGACCTGCAATAGGTGATAGACTTAGGATTGCTGAATGGTCTGTGCTTGGTGAACCATTAGTCAACACATAACCAAAATCTGTTGTGTCATCAATTGCGTCAAGCGCACTGTTTACGTCACCGAGGTCAAGTTTAAATACATCATTACTAATAGTAATACTGTTGCCGCCATCATCAGCACCGTTGTGGTCCAAGTTAAAGTCTGCACCAAATGTTAAGCCTGTGTCTGTTGTAGTTTTTGCTACAAAGTTAATGTCACCATCCATTGCTGTTGATGCTGTTCCGTCGTTGTCCTGGTATGACCATTCCATGTCGCCGCCGATAGTTACATCAGCCATAACAGGTGTTGTCAATACTGCGAGTAGCGCAGTAGTTGCGAGTAGTCTTTTCATTGTCTTATATTTCCTTTGGGGGGTTAGTGTACAGCTTCTATACGCTGCTTTTTCTTATCATTATGCTTGCAAAAAGGTGTATTACACGAATAGCTTGGCGAAAACATAACAAGGATATTTATGTGTATTATACTAAAGAATTATGCTAGATGCAACCAATTCTCATCTAGGTAGTTGCTTTTTTACAATGGTGTTGCAAATATGCAACACTATAGTTTTGCTCTAATACGATTCCACTGTAAACCTATCTCATCAGCAAACCATTCTGTGTATGTCATACGGTTTAACCAATTGTGTCTATCAGGCTTGCTTAACCATGAGTCCATCTTACTGCCTACTTCATATGCTAAACTTGATTCACTAACTACTGCAGGTACGCCTTGTATGATGCTAGTAATGCCAGCATTGCTGCTATGACTAACAGTAAAGTGTGTATGCTTTAGCATGTGTTCTAAATCAAAACTGTCATAGGTTTGCTGCACATGCTTGGGTATGTTCCAAGTGACACCTTGATCTTTGTACCACTGCATATCGCATGCCCAGTGTAGCGACTCTCTGTAGCGAGGATGACTGCGAACAACTATGGGCTTGTCTGAGACCTTGCGTATCTCTGCAATGGTGTTGCGATAGTATGTATCCATGTTAGGCATGTCACGCCACTGCTCACTGTATCCATGCTGTCCACATATTAGTATATACTCGCCATCCTGTTTCCAAGGTTGCAGTATGATGCCAAACTTTTTTACTCTGTCGCCAGGCATGTAAACATCCACAGCAAAGTCTGCATCTCTATTGATCCCGTTTATACCCAACTTCCAAGTAGTGTTGCGTATAAGCCCGCCCACTTCTATGACAATAACTGGCTTGTTTCGTGCGCGGTAGTGATCCCATACTCGTTTGTTAGCACCCATCTTACCATACCACAGCACACTCCATATTAGTGCAGCATCAGCATCCAAGTCATTTTCAACAAGTGTGTCTGTTTGCTGTATAGCATCCACTAGTTGCGGATATACTTCTTGTGCATTGTTGGGCAAGTTACCAGGAAAGTGAGATATTTTCATTGTGTATTTCTAAACCTATAAATAGTTATATGCGCACATTATCAGTATTTACCTCCTGGCATGAAGCAGGATACAAAAAATATGGTAAGCATTTTATTGAAGGATATAATGCTAACTGGCCCAAGGAAGTTCCTCTTAGTATATACGCAGAGGATCACAATCCAAGTGTAGAGGGTAATCATAGTATTACACTATACGATCAACGAACAGCCTTGCTAGACCTTAAGGCTTGGCAAGAACGACACAAGAACAATCCACACGCACACGGACACAACAAAGACAAAACTAAAAAAAGTTTTCTCTGGGATGCAAGTCGTTTTGCTAACAAAGTATTTGCACTGTGGCACTTTGCAGAACACTGTAACACAGACATCTTCGTCTGGTGTGACGGTGATGTAAGAACACATACACCTATGACACTGGAGTTTCTGCACAGCATTGCTCCCAGCGAGAATCAACTTGCGACATACCTGGGACGCAAGACTTGGCCCGAGTGCGGCTGGATGATGTTTAATCGTAATCATCCAAAGTTTCAAGAGTTTATGCAACAGTGGCGTTGGATCTACGAAAGTGATGACATCTTTGAGCATGAGGAATACCATGACAGTTTTATATTCGGAGAACTAGTTGAGGACTTTAAAGCGGTGGGCGTAGAGTTTAACGACCTCGGGGGACCAAATGCTAGTGGGCATGTGTTTATCAACAGTGTGTTAGGTGCTTATATGGATCACTTAAAGGGCTTTAGAAAAGAAGTAGGCAAAAGTCTCAAAGGTGATATTGTTGGCGGCTTTCAGCATGATGCAGAATGGTGGAAAGATTTGCGTCAGGTAACAAAAGAACAGATACGCCAAGAGAAACTAAAAAATCCTCATGAGTATGACGCAACGCAGCAAGTTAAAAGTGAGGGTATAAAAAAGTGGAAGAGCTAAAGTTTAAACCAGATTTATATGAAGATAACGGAGATTTAGTTTATTCCCATAATGGTTTGGGAAGAAACCAATTACATAAACACTACGAATACATGCAAGACTTTTTTACTAAAACACCCTGCAGAACTGCAGTTGACATTGGTTGTCGCTTTGGAGAATACACACACTACTTGCTAAAGCATTTTGATAATGTAAAATGTTTTGAACCCAGACAACATACACTAGTAGGGCACTTTAATAAAAATATTCCCAAGGATCGTGTGCAAGTTTGGAACTGTGGTATAGGAGACAAACAAGAGTTTGTGAATATGAATGGCGGCGCAGTTCACAAAGACAATACAGTAGAGATCAAACCCAGCAAGTATAGAACAGATGTGCCAGTTTATACACTTGACAGTTTCGAGTTTGATAGTGTAGACTTCGTTAAAGTGGATGTAGAAGGCTATGAACTTAAAGTATTGCAAGGTGCAGTTGCTACAATAGAAAAATATAAACCCATGATAGTGGTTGAGCAAAATGGCAGTGATACAAAATATGGATGGGCAACAGAAGAAAATCAAGCAGGCAGGTTTCTAGAAGCACTGGGCTATATTAATACTGGCAAGTATAAAAACGATTTCGTGTTTGAGTATAAGGGATAAGCAATGAGCAATTTAAGTGTAATACAAAATGTAACAGAAGTACGCAGTGATCCATTTCCATATGTGTGCGTAGAAGGTGCAATGCCCGATAGATTTTACAGAGAACTAGAAGCAACATTTCCTGAGGATATGATTGTTAAACACACACAGCCACATGATGGCGGTATTACATATCGCTTTAAATGCAAGGAAGCAAAAGTTTGGCAAGTGCCTGCTATTTGGCAAGACTTTTTTGCATATCACACAAGCCCAGAATATTTTCGTAGTTGTGCAGAACTATTTGCCCCTCACATTGTTACAGCATATGGCGAAGAGTTTTATGAAAATTTAAAAACAAAACCAGTAAGTGTGCGTGATGTAGACAACAGTGGACACTATGTTACAGACTGTCAGTTTGTTGTGCATGAGCCTGTGGATCAAACAGGCACAAGCCGTACACCACATGTGGATAATCCTGTTGAGATTTATGCCGGATTGCTATACATGCGCAAGCAAGCAGACATGGCTCAAGGCGGAAACTTTACAGTGCATAGAGTAACAGGTGAAATCACAGAAGTAAACAAGAGCTTGGGCAGACAAGTGGACAACAGTTTACATGAGCCTGTGTTTGAAGTTCCTTATCGTGCAAATAACTTTTGTATGTTCCTAAATGTAAAAGACAGCGTACACAGTGTTACACCTCGCATTGCTCCTGTAGAGCGCAGACACAGTATCAATATTATTGGTGAATTTAATGGCACAGGCAAGATGTGGAAGGTGCGGGAGATTAAAAACTAATGGCATTTAATAATATTATGCAACTAGCAACTGCACACATCAGCAAACAATTGCCCGAAGGTGCAACAGTAGTAGAATGGGGCAATCAACGTTTTAGATACAGTGAAGGATGGTTAAATGAATGTGAAAAAATATCAGGACGAATACATAGACGACCCACTAACTTTGTATGGGAATACTTTGAAGACCTCGGATTTAGTGACTATCTTGCTATTGACATTAACACTGAACTTCGTGCTATTG